ACCATGACCGGTATCTGTGACTACCACAGAGGTTGTTGCGTTTGTTGTAAAAGGATTAGTTAATGCAGTTGGTCCTCGTCTAATGGGAGTAATGTCATAAGCTAATCCCTCTTGTATTACGTATAATTTTCTATCTGTGCCTATAGCATTGTATCTTGTGCCATCTAAGGCTACCCAAGCATGTTGATCTCTAGCCACTCCTACTAGAGTTGTAGCAATAAACTTCTCCCATCCTTGTATTTTTTGGGGTAATCCCTGAAAAAAACGTACGTTATCACCGTCTGTCCACTTGCCTTGGCCTGTGTAATCAGTGACTTCTTTATTAATACCTGGAGCTGGTCTAAAATTAACTAAGGGCATTTTGTCAATATACTATTATTTTGTAAGTTTTCTAGGTCTGATTTTATTAAATTTTTTAAAGTATTTTTTAACACCAGATATTAGACTACTAGAACGAGCCATTTTTTTTGCTTCTTCCAAGATAGCTAAATCATAATTGTATTTAAGGTCTATTTTCTTTTCCGAATTAAACTTTATAAATAGCCATGGATTACCTTTTTTAAAATCTAAAACTAACTCAGTAGCTTTTTTTGGTATTAAATATGCTGAGTGATTAGGTCTAATCCAATTTTTAATATTATAACATCCACCAATATTTAAGAGGTTATTCATCGGTGGTCCCCAAGCTTCAGTGACACAATCTTCATCAGACCAATATGTAATTTCTAATGGAGAGAACTGCATATCGTAAGATAAATCAGAACTACCTTGTATCTGACAAAAGGCTCTAGCAACTTCTATTTGTAAGTTTGATTCCTTAAAAATTACTTGCTCTTTATCAAGTGCAATTTTACAGTAAAAATCAAGAGGCATTGGTATAACAAAAACATTTTTATAAAAGTCTGTTATAGCAGGGCAGTTAATATAAGGTTTTCCTATCTCATAGTAATTTAAATACCTGACTGGTTCTAATAGTATTGCTTTAGGTAATACCTGTGAGGTATAAGCATAATTTATTAACATTACTCTTGTAGAATACGAAAATTAAAAGCTAGTGTAATCCTTTGATGGTTTGCCTCTCCACAAGGGCTAACAGAATGAGGCAGCTCTCCTTTAAAAAAAATCATACGTCTTTCTACTGGTACGAAATTAAATTTATCAGGTATTAACGCAGGAACTAAATGATGAAAATTTGTAGTTGCTTTTTCACAACAAACTTTGTGATAATAAACTACTGACCACTCTTCAAAAGAATGAACATGTACGTAATTAAAATCATTACCTGAATTTATATTTAACCAAAAGGTGTTCAATTGTGCCTTTTTACCAATGGTTGCAAAACTATCTAATGCAAATTGTAATAAATCATTAAAACCAAAAGTAATAAAATTGCTTTGATATCCTCCTGCATTACTAATTTTTCTACCCTTATCAAAAGTTAAAATATGATCTATGTGTGATTGTATGACGTTAGCATCACCTTTATAATCATTATAAAAAACTGATTCTTTGTAAACTACTTGTTCAATCATTATCCGTTTTTTGTTTAAATAATGAGCCTACATGTCCTTTAAATGCCCTATTACCAAAATGTGTTAGAGGCATAGCTATATCAGCCCATATATCTCCTCCACATTCTTGCCATAATCTTGAAAAATAATAATCCTCTGATAGATATCTTTTTTTACCTGCTGTTTCATATACACCTGCACAGAATAAATCATAACAATTGTCAGAGCTATAAGACTGACCATTTACAATTTGATCTGAATCATATTTACGTTCTGGAAATTTTTTCATCATGGTTGTAAAAACTTCTCTCTTTACAAGCATCATACCTGTAGCTGCTTCTTGCACCTTGCAAAAACCATGCTCCATTTTAACATTTAATGGATCATCAAAATTAAGATTATAGCCTAAAGACTTTACTTCAAGTTCTTCAGCATCAGCATTAGGATTTTCTTGTAAAGATTGTTTTATTTTATCAAAATAAATATGTTTACGAGGATAAATACCACACACAACATCTTTATCAAAAGAAAGCAATCTTTCAATATTTTGAGCCTGAAACCCTATGTCAGAATCAATAAACAATAAGTGAGTAGCAACAAAATCTTTATGGTCCATCATCATGGAAACAACTGTATTTCTTGCTCGGGTGATCAAACTCTCATTACCCATTGTTTGTATACGCATTCCTACATTATTAGCCATTGTCCATTGTTGTAATTGTAGTAAGCCATGCATTGTGTTTTCTGTAAGCATACCTCCGTACATAGGCATTCCTAAAAAAATTCTAAAGTTTTTGTTTTTTAATTCTTCTTTATTAAGCATTTAATTCTCCTAACCATTTTACTGATATTCTAGCGATATGTGGTTGAGTAAAAGCATTAGCTCTGTGTTTATCACTAGCTGTTATTGCTATAACCCTACCATATTTATAAGGGACAGTAAAATTCATAGTTTCATTTATAAATTCACCACCAATATCTTCAACAATCTCATTACTTAACATTAATATATAAGCTATTTGATCATCTCTTCCATCTGTGTGAAAACTACCATCCATACCTTTAAATTGTAGATTCGTATCACATTCCATTAATCGTAAATCTTTATTTAATCTTTGATTAATAGCCTTAAAAGCATTTATAAAATTATTAGATAGATTTCTATTTGAATTGTATCTTATATCGTCTTCACTAAGTCTATGAAAAAAATAATCACCTAATAATCTGTGTGAGCCTCTTTCTTGATAAGGCCAAGAATTTCTATTAGCAACATTTTGTGCATACCAGGGAGCTTTAATTAACTCACTTGCTATTTCATCTAAATATTTTTTATCAAAAATATCATCACAATAATCAATCATTATTACCTATAACCAATGTTAGGTCTTTTATCAAACGCCCACTCTGGATGATAAGGACCATCCTCATCAATATAGTGAAGAAAAGCTTGTGCACAATGATCTCCATTAAATTTGTTTCTCCAATGTATTAACTCCTCGCCCATATAAACTACACCATCTCCTGGTTTTAAAGTAACTGAAGTAAGTAAACTATATCCATCGTTAAGATTTCTATCTTTGTTAAACTGACCAAAACTAATTGCCCAAGGATCTCCACCAAAATTAATAGTTACTGAGTATTGACAAGAAGGTCTATCAGTATGCGGAGGTAATTCATCACCTCTGCTATAAACTCTTGTGTAAGTGTAGGTAGGACATAGTTTTTTTTGAGTTATAAAACTTAATTTTTCACACAGTACACTTGATAAAGTCTCAGTGCTTAAGTCTGCATAACAGTATCTTAGATAATCCATTCTTGGTTTTTTAGTATCTTGACTAAAATCAACATTAGTACAAGATTTTAAAATTAAATAATTATATATAAAATTAGTAAGCTCCCCACTTATCATTTGTGGTACATATACATATTTGTTTTGTTTAAAAAAAGCTACTGGGTCCATATTATTAAAACTTTTCTTTCTCCCTCTGTAACAGGAGCAACCTTATGAGGATACATAAAATTTGAGGGAAACATTATTGCATCTCCTTTGTCTAATTTAACACCCTTCATATGATTTTGAACGAAAAGTTCTCCCCCTTCATATTCGTCAACAGAATTTAATCCGACTATAATAGTTAAAATTCTAGGATGTTTTTTCACATAATCAGTATGATAATCATAATGACCTCTCATTTTTGAATCATAATACAAAAATTGAAAGTAATTATCTCTTGAATGATAAAAACTACATACACTTTCCCTATATGAGTCTTCTAAAGATGAAGTAAATTTTTTTAAATCATTGAATATAAATCTTCTGGACACAGAAGAACCTATGTCATCTTCGAAAAGTCCGTTTACTTTCACCGATCTAATATTTTGATTCTCACCATTAGAAACAGCACCATTTTCAAAAGCATCAACATTAGAGTAAATCTCTTCGTTAATTAATTTAATCAAAGGTTCCTTCATCACCTTTTTAATTGTGATGGAGTAATCTAATACCGAACTTTTAAGATTAAGCACTTAAGATGTTATTTTTTGCAGTGGTAGCAGCTGATACGGCAGTGGTTTGAGCAGAAGCTTGAGCATTGGCTAAGTCTGATCCA